CAAACCTCACACGATGCCGCAAACCGCGCAGAGAAGTTCGCCGCTTCGCATGCCGGCCGAATCCTCGCCGCACTCAAGGAGCACGGCCCTGGAACGCCTGCCGCTTTGTCTGGGCACACTGGCTTGACCGTGGTCCAGATTGACCGCCGATTGCCCGAGCTGCGTGCGATTGGTCTGGCCTGGCCGACTGGTGAAATCCTTGGGGGCTACAGGGTCTGGAAATGTGCGGCGGCACCGCTTGCCCGTGGATAGGTGCCATGCTAGACTGTCATCACGCTGTGACAAGCGGAAAAGCCGGTTTGAACCTTGTCCCCTTTGATGGCCAGATTCAGACCGATCATCAACTGCAAAAGTTGGCCCGGCTCGGAATTGTCACCTGAGTCTGGCCTTCAAAGGGTGACAATTGAACTACTACCCTTTCCACATTGGCGACTATGCCAGCGCTACCCAGCATTTGACGCTGGAAGAAGACGGCATGTATCGGCGCCTGCTGGATCTTTGCTACACAACGGAAAAGCCATTGCCGAAGGACGAGCGTCAGCTTTTCAGGCTGACGAGGGCAGCGACCGAGGCCCACCGTGAAGCCATGTTGACGGTGCTCCATGAGTTCTTTGTTGAAACCGAAGAAGGCTGGATCAGCCAGCGCGCACTGGTCGAAATTCAGGTGATGCGCGAGAAGCAGCAGAAGCAAAAGGACAAAGCCAACAAGCGTTGGCACAAGCCAGAAGCAGAACCCGGCAATGCCACGGCATCAAAAACAGATGCTAATGCAATGCCACCAACACCAACACCAACACCAACACCAACACCAACACCAACACCAACACCAACACCAACACCAGACACCAGACACCAGACGACTACTCTTTCTGCGAAAGAGATAGTCGTCGGTGGCGACGAAGTGCCAAAAAACCCGGCTGAGTGGCTGGCATGGTTTGGCGAACGGCATGGGGTCGATATTGACCACCGCAGCATTCACGACCGCAAGAAGTTCTGGCCTCTGGCGACCGCTTGGGCATCGGCAGGCGTGACCAAAGCCCAGATGCAAGCCGCGATTGAGCACGCCCAAAGCACAGCAAAGGAGCCTATCGCATGGCTCCCCGCTTATGCCGACCGGGTACTGGCTGGGATGGCGCGACCGAACGCCCAGCAAAGCCTGGAAGAACGCAACGCCGCAGCCGTGCGGCAAGCATTGGAGGACGGCCATGCAACCGCATGACAAACCAGCATTGTTCAAGCTGGTGGCGGATGTGCTGGGGTACTACCGGCAAGACGTTTCCCCGTTTGTTCTCAACGTCTGGTGGAGTGCCTGCCAGCCGTTTGACATGGAGCAGGTTTCCAAAGCCTTGACGGCCCACGCAACCAACCCGGATCACGGCCAGTTTGCCCCGAAGGTGGCCGATGTGGTCCGCATTCTGACCGGCACCCACAGCGACCGTGCGCAGCTTGCTTGGGGCAAGGTCCACGAGGCCATGAGCAGTGTTGGAGGTTACACCGATGTGGTGTTTGATGACCCGGCAATCCATGCCGTGATTGAAGACCTTGGCGGCTGGCCGAAGGTTTGCCGCACAGAATCCAAGGAGTTGGGCTACCTGCAGCATAGATTTTTGGAGAGTCACAAGGCTTACACCGGGCGCGGTCAGTTTGAGTATCCGCGTCGGCTGATGGGCGACCGCAGCCCGGATCACGAGTACCAACGCTTTGGCAGGCCGCTACCTCGCCCGGCATTGGTCGGGGACAGGGAGAAAGCCAAGGCGGTTTTCCTGGGCGGCAACGTGGCGGGAAAGACTGCAATCACGTTCAGCACCTTGGCCGAACTGGCGCACAAGAGATTGGAGTCGGCATGACCCGCACGTATGCCGCCCTGCGCCTGCTTGAGCTCGGCCCTTTGACATTCCGCGAATTTGCAGAGATCACCGGATGGCCGGTGTCGTGCTGCCGAACGGTGTGGCGCTACCTGCTGGACAAGAAGGCGTCCAGGCTGGTGAACGACAGCGGCAAGCGCAAACAGGCGGCTGCATGAATGGACTGGCAAACACACATAGCCGAAACCGTGGAGAGGTTCGTGAAGCTGGGCGAAATTCCGGGCGCACGGGATTACGCATGGGCAAAGATGAAAGAGATGGAGGCGCATCACCCGGACCTGTACGCGGATCTGCCGGAAATCGTCAGGCAGGCGGCACGGGAGAAGGCCAATGCAGCCGAGAAAGGGCAATGACATGCTGACCATCCACTTCCACATCCCCGGCCAGCCCGTAGGCAAAGGCCGCCCCCGGATTGGCAGGGTGGCCTGGCACGCTCGCATGTTCACGCCAGAAAAGACCGTCAGCTACGAAAGCACCGTTGCCCTGTTCGCTGCCCAAGCAATGGCTGGCCGCCCGCTGTTGACCGGTCCGGTAAACCTGCAAATGCGCGTGGACTTTGCCATCCCGGCAAGTTGGTCAATGAAAAAACAGCGTGCCGCAGAGGCCGGGCAGATCCTGCCGGCAGTCAAGCCGGATGCTGACAACGTAGCCAAGGCCATCTGCGATGCCATCAATGGTGTTGTCTGGAAAGACGACGTTCAGGTGGTGGACCTGACAGTGAGGAAGCGGTATTCCATGTTGCCAGGGGTGGCCGTGCGGATTGAGCCCGTGGAGATTGCATGACCCGTATCTACATAGCCGGGCCGATGACCGGAAAACCCGCCCTAAATTTCCCGTTGTTTGCCGAGGTGTCCGAAAAGCTCCGGGCGCAGGGCCATGACGTTGTGAGCCCGCACGAGGTTTGCCCTGCCCAGTCAATGACCTGGGCGGAATGCATGAAGCGCGACATTCCGGCGCTGTGCACCTGTGAGGGGATCGTGCTGCTGGAAGGCTGGGAAGACAGCCGGGGCGCGAGCCTTGAGGCGCTGGTGGCCAACGCGCTTGGCTTCAAGGTCTATCACTGGGCTGGTGACTTGAAGGTGGTTTGATGAAGGGCCTGGAAACCGCACGGCGCCTGTTCCCCGATTCCGACCTGAAGCGCGCCAAAGATCACAACAGGGCGGAGTCGATTTTATTGGCGTGGTTCTGGAAGGAAATGAAGCAATGAAATTCATCCGAGAAGCCAGCTTTTTCCCGGACCCCTACCGCGATAGCCACCTGGACAAACGCGGCATCCGCAAAGTGGTGGAGTGGAGCAAGACCCAGCGCGGCGGCAAATTGATGGACTGGATTCGCGTGATGGAGGAACCCAAGGCCTGCGAGAGCGCCTACGGGTTGTGTGAATGACAGACATCCTCGCCCGCTTCAACCTCGAAACCCAAGAGCAGGCGCGCGCAATCCTGACGACCGCAGCCCTGCCATGGATCGGAGAGCAACTCAAGGCCGGCCGCCACCTGGTCATGGAACTGAAGCTCTGGGAGGACGACATCACACAGAAGCAGCGCGCCTACCTGCATGCCGTGGTCCTGACCGAGATTGCCCAGTACGCCCGGCCCAACGGCCAGAGCTTCCCCATGCCAGTCTGGAAAGAGCACTTCCGCAAGGAGTGGCTGGGCTTCAAGACCGTGACGACGATCAACCCGATCACCGGCAAGAAAAGCCGCCGCCGCGTGCGCGTGAGCACTGAAGACCTGGGCATCCGGGCAATGGCCGAATACATCGACCGGATGATCGCCTACGCCGCGACCGAACTGGGGGTAGTCGTCAGTGAGCCCTTGCCGCCAGAACTGCGGGGCAAGCGAAAGCGCGACCGAGCGCCCGTGGATCAGGAAACCGGGGAGGTGATGGCGTGACGCGGCAAATGACAACCCCAAGGCCGCTGCAACCCACCCAGCCAGCCGCCGCTCTTGTCGTGCAAAACAGCCATTGGCGACGACACGATGCAGACCCGCCGCTGTCCACGGGCTACCTGCGGCCCATTGTGTACGTGGATTTCTACCGACCACCACAGCACCCGCATGCAACCGACAACGCGCCGTTGCCCCGCGCCCAGGGCAGCAACACCAACCAAGGATGAAGACATGAACACCGCCGAACTTCTGGCCCTGCTCAAGCAGGCGCACGCCCAAGCCCTGGACCCGCAGAACTACCCGCCCGGCGCCGCGACCGCGACGCTGGATGAGGCCATGGCAATGGTGGAGAAGGGCTGACCCATGAGGGGCTTTCAGCAAACCGCAGGACTTGGCGCGTTGGTGCCGATCACTCAAGACAGGCACGGGCTTGGCTGGGACGCCGCAGACGTGCGGAAGCACTGCGCGAACGACATTGTTATTGGCCACTATTTTGAACGAAGGGCAAAGAATCACATGGCGACAGATTTTGAAAAAGCTACGCAGATTTGCGACGAGGCCACCAAGTTGTTTAACAACTCAATGGACCGCATGCTTGCCGCAGAACAGCGCATTTCAGAGGCATCCAAAAAAACCAGCGGCAACGTGCGAAAGGCTGCCGACGACCTCAACAGCGGCATGCAAAAAATTGAGCGCGTGGCGAATTACGACCGACTTGAGCGCGCAGTTGGATTGCTGGAACGCGCAGCGGCTGCACTGTCAACGCTGGCAGAACTTGAAAAAGACGGAAAGCTGGAGCGCATTACCAGCGCCATGAAAGCCTGACCAATGGCCTTCGGCTCCCGCTGGACCCCACCGCATGTATAGCAAAAACAAGCCTTCCCAAACCGCCGCAGAGCGCAGGCACGTTGCCAAGCTGGCCGCTCTGGAATGGTGCTGCGTGTGTGAAGACACCGGGACGATGGAAATCCATGAGCCCGAGCAAGGCTTGTGGTTTGCCAGCATTCCGCTTTGCTTCCAGTGCCATCGAGGCACGGACGGCTGGCATGGAACCCGGCAGCGATGGTATCTACGCCGCGTGAACTTGGTGCAGGCGATTGACAAGACATATCGGGCTCTAGCCCTCGCCGTTACTGCGTGAGTAGCTATCAAAACAGGAGCAAAACAGAGTGAGAAAGAAGTGTCGCCGCAAGGTCTGGAACCTGGTCAACCCCATTGATCACGCCATCATGGGCGCAGCCATCACGCAGGAAGGCCACCTGGACCACCTCCGCATCCGTGAGCTTGGCAGCATCGAGGCATTCCGCACCGGCAAAGCCACCAAGGACGACTGGCGCAGCCTTGCCGACATGCTGAACATCACCGAGACGCTGGCCGGGAGCGGAGTCGGACCAGAGGCCCTGGAACCGTGCCAACAGGCGCAACAGGCCCTGTCCAATGCCCACGCAAGGCTGCAGGCCGGGAAGTCCCTTGGGTTCACCGGCCCGGAACTGCAGTCCATGCGAGAGGCCTACGACTACCACGACATCCAGCGCCAGAGCATCAGCCGGGCGCAGTACGAGCAGGCCATCAAGAAGACCGCCGACCGCATCAGATCCGCCCACCCTGACCTGAAGGTGTTTGCATGACCGGGTTCAGCGCCAAGACCATCCGCATCTGCGAAGCCATCCAAAAGCAGCGCATAGCCACTCAGGAGACGGTCAGGATTGACCTGTCCGAGGAAGACCAAAAGAACCTGAACAGTGCGCTTCGCAGCGCCAATAAGCGCGGCCTGTTGATCCTGGCCTGCGGACAGTTCGGCTACCAATACCGCGTAGCACCGGACTGGCGCAAAAAGGTGGAAGAAGCCGCAACGCCGAAGTTCAAGCTGGTCAACCCGTTGCGGTGCCCGGCAAACAGCATTTTTCAGGTTGCCAAATTCATCAAGACTGAAGGAGCACGGGCATGAGAATCACCGACCGCTACGCCAGCGCAGTCAACAGCCACAGCCTGACCGTTGACCCCAGAACCACAATGAGCGACACCGATGTACTCGCCGCCATGGGCTGGGCCAGCCGGCAAGTCCCCATGGCTGTGGCTCTGGAGCGCCTGTTTGCCGGCGACAGCACCGCGGCGAACGTCATCGTGGCCATCCTCGCCCAGCAAGCCCACGAATACAGCTTCAAGATTGAAACCAAGATCACCCGTCTGCAGTGCGCCGACATGGCCAAGGCCTGCATTGCCTGGCACCGGGCCGGAACCTGCAAGCCATGCGGGGGGCATGGATTTCTGCTTGCCCCTGGTGCCCCGATGCTCAGTGAGCGGGTTTGCCACGCATGCGGAGGGACACGCAAGATCAACTTGGAGACGCAATTCCCCGAAGCCCACCGAGAGCTTGTACGATGGATGGCGGCCGAGCTGGAGCGCGAGTCGGGCAAGGCCGGGCCGGCAGCAATGCGCAAGTTGGCGCCGAGATTGGAGTTGTGAAGTGAAGCACGAAAGAAGTTTGGGAGACACGGCACCGCCAGTTGGTGGCATGCTCAAGGAGTTGTCTTCATCGACGCCTCTTGCTGGCTCAGCAGCCAAAATGTATGTGATGTGCCTGCATTGTGAAACAGGGTTTTTCCGGTTTGCTTCGCACGTAAGGCGCAGAGGAAAGAACTATTGCAGCGTCGGGTGCAAAAATGAAGGTAAGAAAGTTCGGATGCATACAAAGTGCGTTGTTTGCAGCAAAGATATGGAGCAAACGCCTTCAGATGCCGCCAGGGTGATAACTTGCAGCCAAGAGTGCAGCAGTCAAAGAAAGAGAACTGCAACCCCCAAAAGTTTGCGCGGCAGAAGCGAATACAAGGAAGTCGTTGCCAAAACTGCGGCCATTGGAATTTGTTGTAAGTGCGAGCAGACCAACGGCCCGTGGGTTGTGGCTGGCTTGACTCATGAAATTGATGAAAGTCGGGTCAGGTTGTTTTGTAGAAAATGCCATTTGGATGAAATTCGTAAACTGGCCGACGCAGCCAAAAAAGCAACACCAGAAGGACTAGAAAAAGCCGCCAATATGCTGCGAAAACATGGCTTCAAAGTCGAATTGAATCTGTGATGAACACCGAACCAAACACCACGCAAACCGGCCGCTGCAAGACATGCAAGCACTGGACACGCTGCACAAGAGACATTGAAATACGGCGATTTGGCGGACAGCACGTAGGCAAATGCGAAAGCCCCAAGTTTGTCTATGAGGTTGATGCCGGGCCAGCGCAAGACGGGCTAAGTTATTGGGACTATGAAGAATGCGGCGCCGGCTTTGAAACCGGAGAAGACTTTGGCTGCGTGCATTGGGTGGCGGCATGACGGAAAACGCCAATCCCTGCACTTGCCCAGACTTCCAGCGCGCGACCGAGGGCGGCACCGCAGACGATGGCTGTAGCCAAGCCATAGACAACGACAACGAGGGGCATTGGTACATTGGGCGCCTGATCGACAAGCCGCTGAAATTCTGCCCGTACTGCGGCAAACCGCTGGAGGCACCGAAAGCATGATCAATTGCACTACCGAACAATTTTGGGATTTGATGACAGACATCCGGTTTATCCGCCTGGATCTGCACACGGGCAAGATTGAAAACCAGCAATACCATTGCGACACGCCGCCCGAAGCTGTCAAAGGGTTTTTGAGTTGCAAGATTCAAGAGACACTAGCTTGCCTTGAGCCAGTGCCGCGGCGCCCGTGGTGGAGGTTTTGGTAAAACACCCTTGCAACTGCCCAAAAATTGAGCATAATGCGGGCAAGCCGATATATCGGCCGGCTGGGCTTCAGCCGGTTAAAAGACAAAGTTCGGCCCGAACCTTGATGGCGGAGCCACCCCCAAAGATTCCGAGAAGCCCGCACAACGCGGGCTTTTTGCATTCCGAACCCCACAAAATCCAGCGCACCATGCTTCCGTCTCCTCCCCTGGGGAAGCGCCGCGCTGGCCCCAGCGGTATGAGTGGGCCACTGGCCCGGGGCAATCAGCCGCAGCGGATCCTGACAGGGGCCGACCAAGGCCGCACACCCATCTGTCTCCGGGCTGCTTCGGCAGCCTTTCACAGCCCCGGCGCTAACCCGCTGGGGCTTTTCTATTTGCAGAGGACGCGCCACATGATCGATGTTGACGCCGCTCTGACCAAACTTGCGGGCGCCGTTGGTGCCTGCGCCAGCCTTGCATTCCTGAAAGGAACATGGCCCGAACGTGTGGCTATGGCCATCGGCGGATCGGTGGTCAGCTACTACGCCACCCCATGGGCGGCCCACAAAGCCGGGCTCCCTGAAGGCCTGACCGGGTTCCTGCTCGGGCTTTTCGGCATGACGGTCTGCGCAAAGGTCTGGGAAGCCATCCAGGCCACCCCCATTGCCGAGGTCTGGAGCGCAGCCATCACCAAGGTCTTCGGCGCCCGGGGAGCCGGGAAATGAACTTCCTGACCCTGATCGCCTGCGGACTGATCGCGGTTTTCTGCGTAGCTGCCGTTTGGAGCCACAAGTTCACCGACACCTTGCCCCAGCGAATCGCCTTGGGCGTGGGCTGCGTCGGCGCCATGGGCACCGGCTGGTATGCCAACCAAACACCGCTACCCGGTCCGGTGGAGCTGCTGATATGGGCTCTGGCCCTGTTCTGCGCCGCCACCGGGCACAAATTGAGGTAAGACAAGAAAGTGCCCGAGGAAAGACAACAGCCGGCCAGCGAAGAACCTGACCGGCCCATGCTCATGAGGGTGAAGTGAGAACCGCACACGACTGGTACAACGTGCTGTACATGCTGGGGGTCGAACCCAGCGTGGCCGCGGATTGGTCTGAAGTCTTCGCCGATGTCGTGGGGCCTGAGACTTTCAGTGCCGGCGACGAAGACCTGAGCGCATTCCTTGGGCAGATCCTGCACGAAAGCGCCGGTCTGACCCGGCTGCAGGAATCTCTGAACTACAGCGCCGAGCGCCTGACCGTGGTTTGGCCCGGCAGGTTCCCGACAAAGGCAGACGCAGCACCCTACGCCAACAACCCCGAGGCCTTGGCCAACAAGGTGTACGGCGGCCGGATGGGCAACACCGAGCCCGGCGACGGCTGGAAGTACCGCGGCAGAGGCCCGCTGCAGGTCACGGGACGCGACAACTACCGCGCGGTGGGCGAGATCATGGGCCAAGACCTTGAAGGCCTGCCCGAGCTGCTGGAGCAGCCCCGTTTCGCGCTGGAAGCCGCGATTGCATGGTGGGAGAACAAGATCCCGGACAGCCTGCTTGGCGACATCGAGAAGACAACCAGGCGGGTGAACGGCGGAACCCTCGGGCTGGCCCACCGGGAAGACCTGACCGACAAGGCGCGCGAGGCGTTGGCCCGATGGACCTGCTGAACCCCGGCCGCTGGCTGCTTTACGCGGCATTCATCGGCGCGCTATGGCTTGGCTACACCGCATGGGCCCATCACCAGCAAGGCATCGGGGAGGCCAGAGCCAACACCAGATGGCAGCAGGCCACCGACAAGATAAAGACCGAAGCGCGCGACAAATTGGCTGCCGAAACGGCCAAAGCCGACAAAGCAACCGACGAACTACGCAAGTTCAAAGACGCCCAGGAGGCGAAAGATGCCCAAGCCCGCAAGACTGTTGCCGACCTTCGCCAGCGTCTTGCTACTGTGCCTGGCGGCCGGCTGCGCGACCCTAACGCGCCCGGATGCGGGATCGGTGGTGGTGGCCCCGAAGCCAAAAATTCCCCCGGAGCCCAGCATAGTGACCCAGACGGAACCCAAACCGGTGGGCTACTTTCAGCAGAGCTTACTGGACTACTCCAACGGCTCCAAAGTGAAGCCGACGAAATCAACATCGCCTACGCAGCCTGCCGCGGCGACTCCCGCCAACTGAGAGCCACGCTCCAACACTGAAAGACCGCCATGGCCACCATGATGCCCCAGCAACCCGCAGAAATGCAGGAACCCATGCAGGAAGAAGGCGCCCCCTCGGGCGGCTACGAAATCTGCATCTACGTGGGCGCTGACGGCAAGATCAGTGTCGGCGTGGAAACCGCTGAATACGAAGCCGCCGAGGAAGAAGGCGCCCAGGCGGCCGGCATGGAGAAGGAATCCATGCAACCCGTTGGTGACTTCCAAGAAGCCATCAAAACCGCCATGGACATCTACAAGGCCAACGGCAAGATGGCTGAAGGCCAAGCCGAGGAAGCCAAGGGCTTTGCGGAGGCCTTCAGCGTATGAAGGCAACCCTCACCCTGGAAGATGACGGCCTGGCCGGAGTGAAGCTCACCACCAACTTCCACGGCGAAGCCGCACCCAACAGCCCGGCACACCGCGCGGCCATCCTCCTGATGGAGCATATGAACACGCTCGGGGCACCGCAGGAAGACCAGGAACCCTTCAAGCTGGAAGCGCCAAAGCTGCGCCTTGTCGGGGTCAACTGACCATGCCAGCCAAGAAGACAGCGGCAAAGAAGGTTGCAAAGCCTGCGCCCAAACGCAAGACAGGCCGGCCAACGTCTTACAAACCTGAGTACGACGACATGGCCTACAAGTTCTGCCTGTTGGGCGCGACTGACGCCAAATTGGCCGTTTTGCTGTCTGTGAACGAGGACACGATCCACGAATGGAAGAAGGTGCACCCCAGCTTTTCCGAGTCCATCACACGCGGGAAAGAGGTTGCAGACGCTGAAATTGCTGAGGCGCTGTTCCACCGAGCCAAGGGATACAGCCATCCTGAGGTGAATGTGAGCAACTATCAGGGGCAGATTACCCTGACCCCTTTGACCAAGCACTACCCGCCTGACACGCAGGCTGCCAGTTTGTGGCTGCGCAACCGTCAATCCTCGACGTGGCGCGACAAGATCGACCACGAGCACAGCGGGAAGAACGGCGGGAAAATCGAGCACGATGTAACGATGACCCCGAGCGAAGCCTACCGGGCCATTCTGGGCGGCTGATTGTGGATAACTCTCAGGGGTTTTTGGCCTGTTCTTGTTACAAAGTGCCAGAAATCACGGGCCTGAACCCCTGAATCTGTAACAAATGCCAGAAGTTGCTGAAAATTTAAGCGATTGGGACTGGAAAAGCCCGGACTATGACGGCGAATTCAAGGAGCGGGCGGCAGCACTCAAGCGATTGAGGGCCAATCCTGCAGCTCTGCCGGCGCTCAAGGAGCACTACAAAAACAACCCGGTTGCCTTCATTGACGACTGGGGCATGACGTTCGACCCGCGGAACGCTGAGATCGGGCTACCAACCCTGATCCCGTTTGTGCTGTTCCCCAAGCAGGTTGAGTACATCGACTGGGTGGTAGCCAGGTGGCGCGGCCGGGAAGATGGCCTGGTCGAAAAGAGCCGGGACATGGGCGTGTCGTGGCTTTGCGTGGCTGTCGGCGTCTGGATGTGGCTGTTCCACCCGGGCGTGGTGGTGGGCTTCGGCAGCCGCAAAGAAGAATACGTAGACAAGATTGGCGACCCCAAATCGCTGTTCTGGAAGATCCGGCAGTTCATCAGCCTGCTGCCCATTGAGTTTCGGCCGGAAGACTGGAACGAGCGCACCGATGCGCCGCACATGCGGATACTGAACCGGGAAAACGGGTCCAGCATCGTGGGCGAGGCTGGCGACAACATTGGGAGAGGCAACAGAACCTCGATCTACTTCAAGGACGAGTCGGCTTTCTACGAGCATGCCGAAGCGATTGACGCAGCCCTGAGCCAGACCTCGAACTGCAAGATTGACGTGAGCACGCCCAACGGGCCAGGCAATCCGTTCTACCGCAAGCGGCACAGCGGCAAGATTTCGGTGTTCGTGTTCGACTGGAAGGAAGACCCGAGGAAAGACAAAGCCTGGTATCAGCGCCAATGCGAGACGCTGGACCCGGTGATCGTGGCCCAGGAAATTGACCGGAACTACGAAGGCTCCATCAGCAACGCCTTCAACCCGGGCGAGATTGTGCTGGCCGCCCAGATGCGAGGCCCGGCCGATGTCAAGCCGCAAGGCGGGCTGCGTGTTGGCGTTGACGTGGCCAGGTTCGGGGATGACAAGACCTGCATCAGCTTCAGGCGTGGCCGGGTGCTGTTGCGGCAGGTAGTCGCGGCAAAGCTCGATGTCACCCAAGTGGCGGCACGGACAAAGGCAGAAATCAGCGCCTACAACGAGGCGCCCGAGCAGATCGCGGTGGACACCATTGGCATTGGGGCGGGAGTCGCGGACATCCTGCGCGGCTACTACCCCGACCGGGTGGACAAGAGCACGGGGCGGAAACAGCCAATTGTGGTTGACGTAAACAGCTCGCTTCGCATGGGCAACGGCCAGGACTACAACTTGCGGGCCTTCATGTGGCGCGAAATGCGGGAATGGCTGAAAGCAGCCTCCATCCCGAATGATCCGGAATTGAAGACCGACCTGACATCGCTGCAGTACAGCTACCGGGCCGGCGAACTGCTGATTGAGAGCAAGGAAGACGCTAAGAAGCGAGGCGTGAAGTCACCAGACCGGGCTGACAGCTTGGCCCTGACGTTTGCCTACCCAGGCGCACCACCGCCAGCGCCAGTCAAGATTTTGACGCCCAACTATTCGACCGTACCCGGCATGGGCGTACTCGGATAGCCCACCACACACATAGCAGAGGACCACAAAATGGCCACAGTCACCCCCACCAATGACGGCGACATCGCAGGAGACGGCAGCGTTGCCATGTTCACCTGGACGCCGCTGACCAAGCACGACGCCGACGGCAGCGCAGTCGAATTGATCCCATGGGCCGACCGGTGCGTCCAAGTCACCGGCACCTTCGGCGTTGGCGGAACTGTCGTCATTGAGGGCAGCAACGACAACAGCACTTGGGCGACCCTTTATCACGCCCAAGGATCGGCGGCCAGCTTCACAGCGGCAGGCATTCGCCAGATTGTGGAAACGCCGCGCTACGTGCGCCCCCGAGTCACGGACGGCGACGACACCACGAGCCTGACCGTCTCACTGGTCATGCGCCGTGCCAACCCGATGCGAACCTGAGAAGGAACCACTATGGACAAAATCAACGCAGCCGACGCGATCCGCAGGCTGGCAAACCAATACGAGGGCATGGTGGCTGCAGCGGCCATGCTGGAAGAAATCGGCAGTCTGGAGCAGGCTGCCAAGGAAGCCAAAGCCGCCACGCACGACGCCAAGGCCGAGCGCGACAAAGCCCTGGCCGAACTGGAGCAGGCCAAGGCTGCGGTGCTCAAGGCACAGGCGGACGCCGCTGACGTGCTGCAGCAGGCGCAGTTTGAAGCCGGCATCAAGGCCGCCGACATCAAGCAGGCCGCCGAGCAGGAAGCCGCAACCATCCGGGCCAACGCAGAGCGCGAAGCCGCGGCACTGCTGGCGCCGGCTCAATCCCGCCTGGACAAGCTGGCCGGCCAAGCCAGAGACGTGGAAAACGCAACGGCAGCCGCGCAGAGCGAATTGGGAGCCCTCCGAGCCCGAATCGCTCTGGCCACCGAAGAGGCGGACGCCGCAGAAAAGCGCCTGGCAGAGATGCGCGCGGCAATCTCCAAGCTTGTGGAGGCCTGACATGCCCAAGAGCACGACGACCTGCAACAACCTGCTTGGGTTGTTCTACAACGCCACGGCCATCGCCAATATTGCGGACAACGCTGCGGCGAGCCCGATCACGACCGTGAGTGTGGCCCTGGCCACGGCCAGCTACAGCGCGAGCTCGACCATGAGCAGCAACGAGACGGCCTACACCAACTATGCCCGCCAGACCGTGGCCCGCACGACAAGCGGATGGGCTGCGCCTTCGGCTGGTGCAACGTCCAACGTGGCCAGCATTGAGTTCCCGCAGTGCGGTGTGACTGGTGCCACGATCACGTCGGCGTGTACCGGCAAGGGCGCAGGGGCGTCTGACATCTTCCACTACGGCGACCTGAACGCCAGCATTGCGGTGTCCAACCAGATCCAGCCGCGGTTTGCCGCTGGCGCTGTGACTATCACCGAAACCTGATGCGCCTGGCCGACAAATTCCCGCCGCTGTACGAATGCAGCGTGTGCGGGAAGCCCGTGCGCGTCACACCGCAGGGCGAAGGTCTGGAGCCTGTCAAGGAGTTCTCGTGTGAGCACACCACGGCCACGATCTGGGCAAACCGCAAAGTCACGCTGAGAGGCAAAGGGGCACTGGAAACCATGCCACCAATCCAGCGCGCGGGGATCAAGGTCACGCTGACCATCCGCCAACTGCTGTCGCACCTGACCGGCCGGAGCGTCTGACATGGCTATCAAGCGGTACACATGCACGGCCTGCGGGCTTGTGACCCGGGTGGAAGAAGGCCAAGACCACAAGGCTTGCCAGTGCGAAGCGCCGTTTGATGTCGTGAACGACGAAGAAGAACCCATGCTGTCACGGGGCACCAATGGCGCTGACCAGCAAGGAGATTGAAGCCGCCTACCGCGAAGGACGCCGGTTGTTCCGAAGCTGGAGCAAGGCCCCAACGCAGACCACGGCATCGGGCATCTGGTTTGACCTGAGCATGAGCCCAGGCAATCCGTTCGCGCAGTATTACTTCGCAACCCCGTTGACGGCGACGGCCTTGAAGCGCAGCACAGACGGCGGACTGGATCACGGGCCGGACGTGGGCAGCAGCTACCAGAAGTTCCTGACCCGGTTTGAGATCCAGACGGTGACAGCCACGGCCGCGCCACTGACCATCGAGGTTATGGATTACCTGGCCTTCTACCCGGGCGTAGCCATGGATGTCGGCGTGCAGACGCTGACGACCGGCATCACGATCCCCAGGCAAACCAACGGCCGGGGCGTGCAGATGATGGTGATTGAGCAAAACCCCTACATCGGGGGCGCTCAGTTCCAAGTGACGTACCGGAATCAGGACGGGGTATCGGGCAAGACGACGCCGGTTGTGACGTGCAACACGCAGATCGCGGCTGGCACGGTGGCGACATCGGCGACGGCGACGGCCGGCGCAACCGGGCGGTTCTTGCCGCTGGCCCACGGGGATTCCGGGGTGCAGTACCCAGAAAGCATCGAGTTCTTTACGGCAGACGTGGGGCTGCTGGCCATCGTGCTGGTGTCACCCATCGCAGAGTTCACGATTTTCGAGACGACGCAACCCAACTACTACGACCTGTGGCAAGACTTTGCAAAGCTGCCACGCATTCAGGACGACGCCTACCTGAACATGATCGCGCTACCGGTGGGAACACTGGCCGGCGCCAACATCAGCGGCAACCTGACAACCATTTGGAGCCCAACGTAATGGCTGGATTCACGTCGAACGACAACATGATCAGCAACGTGAGCGCATCGGGGAAGCAGTATTCCGCGCCGTTCACCAAGCAGTTCAACCCCACGGCTGCGGCTGTGGCCAATGAGTGGCACACGTTTTTCCGTGGAGGCGGCCAGCCCCAGGCGGATGCCATTTTTGACGTGGGCACCAACCTGCAGTTCCAGTCGGTCTATGACGTGACCACCAGCGCAGGGTGCATTCAGCACGGCGGCAACATCGGCGCGACGGGGGCGGACTTCAAGACCCTGATGTCGGCCTATGCCGTGACCGCGGCAGCCACAACGGTTCCGTTCACGGTGCAGATCATCGACGTTCTGGCCTTCATCCGGGTCACGACGGTGACGACAACCACCGCCCAATCCGTAGTGGCGTCCAACACGTTCACGGCCTCCAGCAGCTCGGGCCTGCTGTTGACCTACACCAACGACTGGAGCAACTACCAAAAGGTGCAGTTCACCACGACCGGCACGCTGCCCACGGGCTTGTCTCTGGCCACCGATTATTGGCTGGTGCGCCAGTCTGCGACGACGGCCAAGGTGGCGACCACCTACGCCAACGCGCTGGCCGGTACGGTGGTGGCGTTTACCGACGCCGGGACGGGGACGCACACCCTGACCTGCAGGCTGCCCAGGTATTCGGACGGTGCTGGTGTTCAGGCGATGTTCTTCAACCCCGCCGCGACTGCGCTGGGAGCGGGAACCCCGGCCCTGACGCTGGACTACACCAACAGCGCGGGCACGGCCAGCCGGGCAACGCCGACGAGTCCAAGCGCGCCGATTGGCAAGACTGCGGCATCCAACAGCCACATCCTGTATTCCGGTGCAACGGGCGCCGGGAAGTTTGGGCCATCTATCCCGCTGGCAGCCTCGGACGCCGGCATCCGGTCGATCCAGACCATCCGAAACAGCACGTCCTACGTGTCGGGCTCCTACACCGTGGCGCTGTACGTTCCTTTGGGCGAGATTCCGCTGCAGGTTTTGGGGCAGCCGACGTTTATGGACTACACGCAGGCCATGTACCCCAGCTTCCCCCGGGTGTACGACGGTGCGGCTCTGTACCTGATTGGCAAGTCTGGCGTGGCCACTCCTGCCAACTCGGCCATTGACGGCCGGCTGAACTTCGGATGGTCCTGATGGGACTGCTGGGCAATAACTCGCGGCTGAACTTTGGCGCGGGGCGACCCTTTGGTAGCGCGGCATCAGTAACCCCAGGCGGGCGCCGCAACATGGGAGAGTGGAGATTCTGGGCTGCTCAGAGCGGGGCCAGCACGGTTCTGGCAACCGAGGCAAAGCCAACCGGGTATTACTCGCCGGCCACGTACTACCAACCGATCACGGCGGGCGGGATGTCAATGCAGATGGCAGGGTCTGCCAGTTTGGCGGCCGATCTGTTCCCGGCCAAGCAGATGACCGTGGACCTGACGGGATCAGGTGACTTGACGGGCACGGCCGGCCTGGTGGTTTCCATGCTGGCGGCTCTGGCCGGCGAAGGGACATTGACGGCGACGATTCAAGGGCGTCGGGCTATGACGGTGGACCTGACCGGGACCGGTGGGTTTGCTGGCGGCATGCAGGCAGTTGCAAGCCTGGTGGCCGGACTGACGGGCTCCGGGGATCTGGATGCTGTCATCCGGGCCTACGGTGACATGACCGTGGACATCGTGGTGACAGGCTCAGGCTTGACCACGGCCAACGTCGGCCCGGCAGTCTGGGCGGCACTGGCCAGCCAGAACAACGACCCCGGGACCATGGGCGAGAAGCTGAACGACGCCGGCAGCGCATCGAACCCGTGGACCGAAGTGATCGAGTCCGGCTACACGGCGGCAGAAATTCTCCGGCTGCTGGCAGCAGTGGCCCAAGGCAACGCAACCGGTCTGGAAGACGGCTCCCCTGTGTTCAAGGGGATCGACGGCACCACAGACCGGGTAACGGCAACGTATGCAGACGGCACGCGCGTGATCGTCTCCCGAGACGCAAGCTGATGTACGGCGACTGGAACGGCAACACCGCTGGAAAGTGGTGGGGCGCCCGGCTGGGCGAAGGCTTGATGAACATCCTGCTATGGATGCGACGACGCGGCAGAAGGTAATCGATGAAACGACCCACAAAACCACAGCCGCAGCAAGACCCGAACGAGCGCATGGAGCGCCTGGCACGGATCAGCACGTTCTTCACGACCGAGCGGGACGAGGCTGTCAGCGCGCGGCGAGACACCGGCATTGAGAAGGTCTGGCAGCAGTGCGAGGAAGCCTACCTCGGGATTGACGATGCCAACCGCAGCGAGTTCACCGGGGCAAACTGGGCCAAGCCCACGGCATTGTCCGGGCCTGTCACCACGGGGTATTCCCGGTTCAACGATGGCCGGAGCACCGTTTTCATCCGCCTGACCAGCCGCTACGTCGATGCCGGCGCCGCCAAGCTGCAGGAGATCCTGCTACCCATTGACGGCAAGCCTTTCACGTTCACCGCGTCTCCAATCGCTGAAGGCGTGGCTGAGTTCCTGGACGACGCCCGCAATGTGATGTTGGACAACGGCCAGCCGGCCACCCGGGAACTAAAGCCCGAGGAAGTCGTGCAACAGCCGGGCATGCCGGCCCAGCCGACCGAGGTTCCTCTAAAGGTCAAAGACCTGGCGCAGGAAAAGCAGGAGCTGGCCGACAAGAAGGCCAAGAAGGCTGAAAAGCGCATCTACGACTGGATGGTGGAAAGCCAGTACCCGGCCGAAATGCGCAAGGTCATCTTTGACATGGCCCGGATTGGCACTGGCGTCATCAAGGGGCCAATCCCCCAGGTGCGCCGCAAGAAGGCCGTCAAGAAAGACAAGGCCGGCGAAACCACGCTGCTGATCCTGGACAAGACGGTGCCGGGCTACGAGTGGCGCGACCCGTGGAACATCTACCCGGACGCAAGCTGCGGCGAGAACATCCAGCATGGCAGCTATCTCTATGAGAAGGACTTTCTCAGCGACAAGCAGCTTCGCAACTTCATGCGCGACCCGACCTATCTCAAGGAGCAGGTCAAGAAGGTGCTGGACGAAGGCCCGAGCAAGACCCAAGAAGGCGGCACGCTGAAACTGAACCCGGAGAACAAGAAAGGCCGCTACACCGTCTGGTATCGCTACGGCCAGATGACCCGGGAGCAGATGGAGGAAATCTACTGCTGCAAGCCCGGCGAAAAGTTCCCGGAAGGCGAGACGTTCCACGCCATCATGACGATGGTGAACGACACCGTGATCAAGGCGGTGTTCAGCCCGTTGGACAGTGGCGAACTGCCTTACCACGCTTGCCCATGGCAGCGCCGCGCCGGGCACTGGGCCGGTGTTGGAGTCGCGGAGCAGATCTTTGCCCCGCAGCGCATCGTCAACGCATCAACCCGGGCACTGCTGAACAACGCCGGCAAGAGCGCCGGCAGCCAGATCGTGGTGAAGCAGGGCGTGATTGTCCCCGCCGATGGCGAGTGGATTGTGTTTCCCGACAAGGTTTGGTATGCCCTGGAATCGGCGGCACTGGAAGACATCCGGCAGGCTTTCCAGACGTTCGTGATTCCCAACGTCACGCCGGCCATGTTGAGCATCATCGAGTTCGGCTACCGCACGGCAGAGGAATCGACCAGCATTCCCCTGATCACCCAAGGCCAGACCGGGCCGACGACGCCGGACACCTTTGGGGCTGCCCAGCTTCAGAACAACAACGCCAACCAGTTGCTGCGCTCGGTGGGGTATGCGGTGGACGACTACATCACCGACCCCGTGGTCCGCCAGAGTTACGAGCTGCTGTTGCTGGACCCGGACATCCCGGACGACGAGAAGGGCGATTTTGACATTGACGCCCATGGTTCGGCGGCACTGGTGGAGCGCGCCATTCAGGACCAGACCATTGCCCAGATGGGCCCCATGGTGCTGAACCCGGCCTACGGCGTGGACCCGCAGAAGTGGCTGCAGGAATGGCTGAAGTCCAAGCGGCTGAACCCCAAGGATTTCCAGTACACCCAGGCCGAAATCGAGAAGATGCGCAGCACGCCGCCGCCGCCCCCCCCACAGTTGGCCGCCGCGCAGATCCGCGCACAGACGGACGTGCAGATTGCCCAGATGCGGGAGCAGGGCGCCATGGCACGGGACGCCACCGACACCGACCGGGACCGCGCCTACGTGCAAGCCGAGACGCAGCGCACCGAGCGGGAACACGAAGCCCGCATGGCAGAACTGAACGCCAAGCTGCAACTGGCCCAGCTGGACTACGCCAGCAAACGCGAACTCACGCTGGAAGAAGTCAAGGCCAAGCTGGCAGACACCACGATCAAGGCCAACCTGCAGCGCGAACTGGCCAGCATGAACGAAGCAGGCCAAGCCTTGAAGCCACCGACTGAACCACCTGGACGCGCGGCACCTGGCAGGGCCTACGAGCAATGAACGAACGATTCACCCTCGACAGGGTTGACCGTGTGTCCTCGACATGGACCGCCCTGAAGAAGCACCTTGAACAACGATTGGAAGTCCTCAGAGCCCAGAACGACGGAGACCTGACCCCCGAAAAGACCGCCAAGCTGCGCGGCCAGATCGCAGAGGTCAAGCGCATTCTGGGCTTGGACAAGGATCTTCCCAACATCGAAACCTGAATCCGCCGCCTGCCGCAAGGCACACGGCATTTTGCTGCACCCCACGCGCAAGCGCCGGGTGTGATGTGACGA